CGCGATATTTGTACGCAGATGGATATCAAGCAAACATGGGCAAGGAAGATTGAAAACCTGTTGGCAGCAGCAAAGGATAACAAAAAATGAGAAACCTATTTTGGAGTTTGTGCCTCCTGATTGTTTCTCTCATCTTCTCGTTGAAAACAAGCTTCGCTGCTTGCCGGGTCCTGGACGGCCAGAAAGTGCCAGCCCTTTCTGTTCATAGGGGCCTGTATTTCAGCCCCTACACAACAGCAATTGGTAGAGTCACCCTGCCAGCTCCCTACAGCAACATTTTGGGAGACAAGGCGAAAGAGAATGAGCTCCTAGAATTTCTTGTGACTAATCAATTTGATTCATTATCTTTCTACGATTTAAAAAATATCATGAAGAATACTAACCTCAAGAAAAAGCTTTCTCAGTTCATCCAGGCCGCAAGAGCGTGTGGTGTGAAAGAAATGAATGCCATCGGAGCTGAAAACGCTGATTGGGTTCAAGTTAAATCCTATCAGGCAGCTTATCCAGGAAAGTTTGATGGCTTACTGACTGAGTATGAGTTCTGGAATACTGGCGCAGATATCCAGGCTTTTTTCGATGAATTTATCAACATGATGAAGCAGATGAAAGCTTTGAATATCCAAGTAAATGGGAAGCCAGTTAAAATTTCTGCTTACCTTGGCTGGCTGAATCGAGATTATAGTTTATCTGAGAATCAAGCAGCCGCTATCATCGCGCAAAATCTGGATAGGGTTTATCTGCATTGTTACGTGACGAACCCAACGCAAGCTTTTCCCTACTGCAAAAGCCGTATCCAAGCTTTCGCGACAGCAAATCGAGGAGTTGAAATCTATCCCATTTTTAGTGCTGAAGGAAACGCCATGAGAGCTGGCGGCGAGATCTTTATGGGAGATTGGTTTTCAGGGCACTCTCTCAATGAGGCAGAAGCTATTTTTAGATCGCAGGCACCGACTGCCGGATACCAATACTATGAGTATTACTTTTTGAATTATTATCTCAACTTTAGAGCTCGGGCTTACCATGCTAATCCAGCGCTTCATAACGGTTATCCGGTCAACGCAATCCCGGTGAGGGTCAGATGAGGAAAATAGTCAAAGGAACGATTGGAACTTATATCGAGTTTCTACCAGGGAAGACTGAAACCCATATTTCGCCTCTAAAAGTTTTGAATGCCTATATCAAATGTGAAGGCGTCCCATTGAAATGGGGCACGGCACGGCTTGCAGAGCTATCTAGCGCCATCCAGTGGGCATTAAACGAGATCCCAGATGAAGTCATACAAACCCAAGAAGACTTAGAAAACGCCGACGAGTCGTGTTTCGAAGAACAAGAGGCCTAGGGTGTTCATCCTCTTTTTCCTCCTTCAATTGACCTCTTCTGTCATGGCTGATGACTGTGAGCACGACGCCAAGAACTTTCGCTGTGTTGAGTTTCTTTACAACCACGATGGAGACACCCTAACCGTCGAAATTCCAGACGTTCCTGCCGTGTTAGGTCACCGCGCTGTGGTTCGAGTGCGCGGGATAGATGCTGCCGAAATGAATGGCAATGGTCTGTGTGAAAGAGACATGGCTATCCGAGCGCAAGTAGAGGTTTCAACACTCCTTCGATCGGCTAAGAGAATTGATCTCCTGCACATAGACCGCGATAAGTACTTTCGGATTCTCACTGACGTAATGGTGGACGGAAAAAGTCTATCCGGAATATTGATAAGCTCACATTTAGCTGTACCCTACAACGGTAAAAAGAAACCCGTTGTTGATTGGTGCGCACTTTTAAGGCAGGCTAGCAAGGGGAAAAAAGTTATTACAAAATGAATTAATATTTTATAAATATAGTATGAGAGGAATTTATGGAGCTCCTAATTCAGTTACTGATATTTTTATGCATCATCAGCGTCTTTTTTTATGTGGTTAATATCTTGCTTGCAAATCTTCCTATCCCAGCTAGGAACGTCGCTAACGTGATAATTGCCCTAGTGGCCCTGGTTTGGCTCATTAATTTATTCGGATACCATCCCTTAAACTGGCATCGCTAATCATATGGAAAACGGACTCCTGTCGTGGATTGTGAAGATTAAGTATCCCAAAGAATCCCTTACAGAAGTAGAGCTCGAGAAGGGGGTTTCATCCTTTGTTGACTATCTGTACTTCTACGGAAATGGAGATGATTACGACGAAAGGATGATCAAAGCTTGGCGTCCAGGAGCTGTGTGCGAAGTGTTCGCCGTGAGTTTAGAAAACATGGGGATGAAAAAGGCAGGAAAGATTTTCGGTGCTTGGGAGAACATTTAAAAAATTGACACTCTAAAAGTAGAGTGATTCTGTTATCTTTTCAGAAAAGGAACTATACCCATGACTAAGAAAATTGATAAGAAACCAGTTAAGAAAGCGGTCGCGAAGCCTTCCAAAAAGGCATCTAAAACTAAGACTAAGCGTTCAGCCGCTTAATCTTAATCAAGCACATCACATCACCAGACGCGGTCTCATCGGGGGCCGCGTTTTTCTAAGAACGATTATTATGAAGACTAGTAAATCCGAATTATTACTCACGACGGAGCAGCTTCAAGAGGCAACAGACATTTCAGAAGGGGGTCTTAAGGAATTACTGAGAGAAAAACTATTACATCCCGCTCATCCCTCTAAAGGAAAAAGACAGCGAAACGGGTTCAGCTTTACTAACGCAATCCAAGTGAAGATACTTCAAGTTTTAACCGACGCAGGAGTTAAAAGAAGTAATATTAGGCCACTTTCAAAACGCTTAGCCATTAACGATGCGGAGCCGATAAGGAATCCCGCCTGTTTAGAGTTTCTATCGGATATACCAAAAGAAAAGAGGGCGGACTACCAGGTTAGTCTAGTCCTCAGTAGCGCAAATACCTCTTTCGAGATCAAGATGAACGGACTCCATGAGGAAGTGAAGTCCAAGCTCGAAGCTATGGGGCTAGTTTAGAGAATAGCTATGACACTTCAAGAAGCGATTAATAGTGGGAGTTTTGAGGACGACGCTTTAAACGCTCAAGGTCCAGTGAGATGACCTTTGGGTTGTCCACAGGAAACAAATTGCGTGGCCGGCATTTTCTGACGGGCTCAAGGGCTTCTGCAAGCCTGTCCGCGTGGTGCATTTTCAGAAGATTGCCGGATAGGTCAAAGCAACTCAGAAAACCAATAATGAAATCTTGCATCATTTACTTCCCGTTTTTTTTAACTCCTTTATTTGCCATGTCGTTATCCCTTCTTAAAGTGTCGTCTGCTACGCACTTAATGCACTTAACTGTCTGAGATTTTCGGCACTCACAGGGTAACCAGGATACGGCGTACACAAACTCTCTTAGATGAGAGATTCTTTCATTTAAACTATCGGCGAGTCTAAGTAACCGGTACGCCACGGTATACCTCACCGTCCACTTTCATTTTTTGCGTCGCGTAGCCTTCTTCGCTTCTCCATCTGCAGAATCCCATCCACTCGAGATGCCAGCAGAGTCCTTCGCATTCTTGGCAATCCACTTCTTCATAGCTGCATCAACCAAGGTCTTAAACTTAGCTTCATCCAGCTCAAATTTCTTATCTGCTTCAGCGGCCTTGGCTTTAGCGCTGAAGAATTCTTGAAAAAGTAAAAGAATCAAAGGAACTACCGCCGTGATGAATGCCCACATAGTCAATTCACCTTTCCGACGTAGGCACGGAGGCCTGACGTCATTTTGTAAACATATCCTTGATCCACCCAATTCCATACGTAATTTGGATCATCTTCCACCTGGTCAAGAGGCATGTAACCCGTCCTAAATACTCGAAGGAGTATGTCTCCTTGAGAGATAGAAGAAATTTCTCTGCCGTGCTCGTCTTTATAAAATACCTGAATATTATAGGTCCAAATGCCCCTAGAATCGATTTGGAATAGAGGACTCGATAGCAGTGTCGTCCATGAGACTGCTATCCTAGTCATTTTCTTAGGTATGGATCCGCCCCAGACTAGATCCCCTTCATTGTTCCACACCTTAATAAAAACACACGCATCTTTTTGGTCGCACTGCGAGGGAGGCCCGATGAATGAAATTGTCTGGTCACTCGCATCGCCTTCCATTTTTCTGCAGTAGGTGAATCCCACGATCGGCTGATGTCCGCATCCTTCTACAATCCCTGTCACATCCCCATCAAGGAGAGTGCTTCTCGTAACGGGATCCGCTTTCACGCGTTTAGGACCAAATGCGCAAGCCACTGAAGGTAGGGCGAAGATCAGGAAGAGAGGAAGAAGTTTTAAAGTCAGTTTAGAGTCGGACGTAAATCTCAGCAAAATATTGATCACAATTGTTACCCCCATCGTAAGCCTCGGATACTGCTGAATGAGCTCAGCTGAGTGCTCGTTAAAAAGGGCCAACAGCGCAAGGCCGTTGACCCCCAAAGTTTTAGACTGAAAAACTGGTTTTACTGTTTGATCGGGTTCTGGGGCATTCCGACTGTCCGAGCTGGAGTGCCAGGAGGGTTCTGGCCGGGTTGACCCGCTGCTGGTTGGCTCCCAGAGGGCACTGCTACTTGGCCTTGTCCCAAGGGTTTCGGAGCGTCTTCCTTCTTCTCCTCTTCCTTCTTGTCTTCCTTGTCTTCCTTCTCGGATTTCTCTAGAGGTTTCTTCGATGAATCTTTGTCTAATTCTTTCTCTTTCGAGAGATTCTTGTTCTTTTCTTCGCCGAGTTTCTTCGAGCCTTTCGAGGATCCCTTTAACTTGCTCATATCGTTCTCCTGTTCTTCCGTTTGGGGTTGATCTCCAGCTTGTGCCGACCTCATAGCCGACATTTCTGAAGCTTTTTTTTGAAAAAAGAGTGACAAAATATCACCCCCTGCTAAAGACCAGCTTCGAATAAAAGCCTCTGAATCATCCTTTGACTCAGCTGGAATTTCGGGGATACTGCCTACAGCTTTGACCACTGCTGTCAGAGCTTCGGTAGCGATTTCGGGAATTTCGGACGCCTGAATACCATCTTGCGCCTTATCCTTGATTTTGGAAATAAGAGACAGCACTGCTTGACCTAAATTGTACGAATGTTCTTCAATTTCAACTGAAATAATTTTCTTGCTCATGTTTTTTATCCTTTCAATGTATAATAATAGATGTATTCTTTATCCCATCTTCACTCATGGTTCCAAAAGTTGCTGCATCGATTCGTTCTGAACCGGTGGCTGCAAAGATTGTAGGTCAGGATTTCCTCCGCCCTCTCGGAGTGCACCAGGCTGCGCCTGGCCGGGAGGGCTTTGATTTTGTGTATGCCTCTGTTTGTGCTCCTCAACGTGGAACTGAATGGCATCCTGGACAGCCTTAGGGTAATTCCTAAATTCATACGACGCGACGAGAGGAACATGTTCTTCTAGGTGAATGACGTCGTCATCCTCAGGTCCAATATGAAGAAGCTTACCTTTCTTAAGATCCTCATTTTCTCTTTGAGCAGCAGACTTATGAACATTGAGATATCGATAGGCAGGGTCCGTGTTATTTATCTTGAGCATCTCTAGGACCTGATTTCGGTCCGTGACCACTTGCTTATCCACCAAGTTCATCACTTGCTCAGTACGTCCTGCTGCAGTCCATCCCAAGGGATTGGTATCTTCTAGATAAATCTCAAGCGGTGAAGGAACCATTTTACCATGAAATGTCCGATGAGAGCTAGTCCCTTCCACTTTAATTACGCGTGGATCATCTTCTGCGAGATTTTCTGCCGCGAGATCAAAAACGATCGACATCATATCGCTAATGCTTTGGTAGAAGCTTTTAATAAACGGAAGGTATTGAGAACGATCTTGCTCAAGAACTAATTGTAGAGCGAGAGCGGTACGAGTAGCGGCAGGGATGTTCCCTCGAGAGGCTGAGGTAATCCCCATCACATCTTGAATGGAGTTTTTGATGTCAGTCTTGTGCGCCTGCATCTCTCCGAAGTTAAAGTTCGGCACTTCAAATCGTGGAGGTCCACCTGCTAACTTGAACTTAACGTGTTCTCCTGGACGATCTGACAGAGTTTGACCCGGAATTGCCGCCTCAACGGAGGAAATAACCCGAGGTCTCGCAACCAAGTTACGCGCTTCAATAATCATCGATGCAGCACGATTCAATTGCTCCTGAAGGTCCATCACTTGCTCGATGCTCGACATCCCGTAAAAGCGCATCGGAGGCTTATCAAAGGGGAGGTGCACGAGAGGAAGATTTCTCTCTGTTTCATTCGATGGTCTGACGCGTAAGATTTTATTGCCTGCCCAACATACGTAGAGACCCTCTTCAAACCAGGACGTAGGCTTGTGAAAGTAATGATCCTGCATGATCATGTCGCAATCAGTTCGAATGGTGTTGCTATACGCGTTTAAAGCATTGACCGAATCCGCTTCTATCTCTCCATGCTTCTGTTCGAGATATTGCCGGTTACAAGGAACACTTCGGATGAAATCATACATGTCATCCAGCTCGTCGATCCCAGGCCTAACGCAGATACGAAAAGGGTCATCGATATCGACTTGTATATCCCCTTCATAATAATCAATCTTAGGCTTATCTGAGGGGTTCTCATCCGACTCTAAAAGAATCTTGTCTCCCAGGTCAGGGTTCCACCAGGGGAAAATGAATCCATTTCCAAATATGGCCGAGTACCGAATGAACTTAAGAAGCTTCTGCTCTAACTTTTTGACGCGCCAGAAATAGCGTCCGTAGGTTTCAGTATTTTCAGCATTCCTGACATCCGTATCACTACTCGAAGCAGGAAAGACCCGCACAATAGGGAGGTTCTGAACGAAGATTGAAACCATTCTCGAAATCGTGTTGTTCGTGTGGTTCTCTCTCACTCTCGCTTGGTATGCCTTTGAATCACGAATGTAGTGATTTCCGCTGTAAAAGGCGGCATTTTGACGCCATGTTGAGTCGTGTTGAGATTTTCTTTCCTCAAGCCAGGTGCTCTTATGATTCTTTAAAGCAGCTAACAGCGTATCCTCATTGAGGTCAGGATTCTTTAGATACTTATGATAGGCATCTCGGATGGAGTCTTTTTTCTCTTCCATGACTTAGATCCCTTCTACGGCGTCATACTCGGCTTCCACTCTTTTTCTTTGATAGTTGAGAGGGATCCCGTTGATTTTATATTCGTTCACAATCGTTTCTAAATCGCTTTTTGCTTTGTCGATAAATGCATTCTTTGTTTCAGAACTTTCAATTGCTTCTCTGATTAAACCTGATTGGGAGTTCAGGAGGTCAATCATTTCAGAGCTTTTTTCGACAACAATGGTAAATTTATTTTTCAGTATTTCAATATCGTCTTTCATGGAGTCATATTTTTTCATGAGTCTCCACTCTTTTAACTCGTTTATTCCTATAATAATAGCTATGAAAAGTAACACTTCCATTAATCCTCCAAGGCTTTCAAGCGTCTCTCGGCCTTATTATTATTCTCGGATAATGCACCTGATTGATCGGCCTGCTTAACCATGATGTATTTAAAAGCATTAGACAACGACTGTTTGATTTGTGGAGTCAGCTTAGAGGACTCAATTGCATTCATTGCTCGGGTAGGATTCTTTTTAATTTTAATGAAAACATCTAAAAGATATTTACCCATTTCAGGACCTGATTCGTCGAGGAGTCTACCTAGAAATGCCCCGCTACCACTTCCTATTAGACCTCCGAGAGCCATTCCAGACACGTCGTTGACCGACCCGGCCAGACTTCCTAATGCTGTTCCCATAGCGCCCACCATCAGCGTGTTACGGGAACCACGAGTGGCATTCTTATAAAACGATTCTAAGACATGTCTGTCTTGAATATCCTTAACGAAATTATCACCCACCATATCGCCTAAAGCTTTGAGAGTTTTTTTATGGAACTCTTTACGCGCACCTTGACGATTCACTCCGTTGATATAGTTTTCTGAGGTTGTTTCAGAGAGGCGCTTGAAAGGCTCAAACTTTATTTTTTGTTTATTAAATTCTGCCAGAGCTTCTGCTAGGTCAGATTTTTCAGTCGATTGTGAAATACGTTTTTCAAACTCCTGGTCCTTTAGGAAAGTGTTTCTTTTATCCTCTGCTAACTTGCTTGCCTTCTGCGCTTGTTCATATTCGGGTAATTTTTTCTTTAAATATTCATCTTTTCTATTTCTGGCTAGGTAGCCTTGATGGCTCCTATATTTCTCTATATCAGGAAGTAGGTTTGCGTTCACTTCAGCACCTAATCTTCGCAAGATGTCGATATCCATCTTCCCAGTTGAACCAAGCAACTGAGGAGAATCTAATTTCTGCATAACCTTTCGCTCATCTCCAAAACCAAAGGCTTTATTAAATTCGGATAGAAGCGTTGTTTTAGCCGCGAGCGGTTCCATCGCCTTTCTGTACTCAGGAAATTTAGATTTGATAATTTCATCTAAATCTTGACGAATAATGAGCTTATTGGAGCTAGATGGGTCCATGTATTCCGTGGGTGCAGACTTCCATTTAATGTCTTTATCGAGAGTCTGGATGATTCTCTTAATCTTCGGCATCGGTATATTGGTCGGATAAGCCGCCGATTCAATATCCTTATAAAAATTATTTAATTTCTGAATCGCGGCCTTACTTTTTTCGCCAGAGGGTTCGAGTGTATCCAACTGTTTTTGTACTAATCGCAAAATATCTGTTTTCGGCAACGTGGCATTTGAAGGCAACTTGTTAAACGAAGCTTCAGACGCTTTTCTAATTTCAACTTGTAACTTTGTGGCAGCATCTTGCACCCGAGGAGTTATAAATCCGGGCTTCGGGGTTGCCTCTAACTCTCGAATCGTTTTTGCATAGGCATTGGCTAATAGCTCGGAGGCTTTTTTATCTGCCTCGGTCGCATTATAAGAGGCTTGCGCTAGTTCTCCCTTAATTTGTGCTTTCAAAGCGACAAGGGCCTTTTCCGCATCCTCCTTCTTGAGCTTAGAAGCTTCAAACGCATCTTTGAGGTCTCCCACTGCTTTATCCACTCGAACTTTGACTTCATGTAAGCCAGGAGAAAGATTGATTGCCTTGTGATCTTCTAAGTACTTTTGCACATTATGCGGCTGTAGCCCGAAAACACTATTGAACAAACCTTTACTCATCCATTTTCCAGACTGCCAAGCTTTACGAAGAGCAAGTCCTCCAACGGGGAGTGCTGCGGAGATTGCTGCAGAATTTTTTAACTCTTCTCCCGCTTCTTCGGAGTTTTTTAAACCGAAAGGTATTTCCGCAGCCAGTCTTGCGCCTGTGATACCAACACCCCCAGCAAGTGACTCCGCCACGTTCCCGCCTAACTTTGCTGTTCCTGGTGCCTTCTTAGCTAAACTCAAGCCCTGGATGCCCTTAGAGACGCCTTTAACTCCTTGGAAGATTTTAGCAGGGACGTTGAGAGGGGTGGGTACTAAGGCACCCGTAAATTCTGCCCCGAAGTGCGAGAGTGGAGCGGCTGCTTTGGCCGCATTTCTCTTTGCCAAATCCTCCTCGAGGGCTTTCCTCAGTTGTTCTAAAGTGCCTGGATCAGTATCCAGGTGCATTTGATTTGCGGCAGGAGTCGCCGCCAGGGCTTTAATCCCCGATATGATGGGTTCTGATATGCCTCCCGTGTGACCTTCTACGCCACTCCTTAGGAGCGATAACCAGTCTGTACCCTCTTCGTCGACCTCCGCTGAGGGAGACTCGACCGTAATGCCCTGGTCCCATTCGCTTTGAAGATTTCCTGGAAGCTTGGGAGCTGCCGGAGCAGCCAAGGTCATTTTGGTCGGAGGAGTAACTTCGATTCCTTCGTCATCCCAGCCCATTAAAATTCTCCTTCGCCCATAGGTTCCATCCCGGCATCAATCCATTTGCGCAAATCTTCTTTGGGAAAAGCTTTAATCTGACCAGTTGCAGGGTTTTTAAAGCGGATGTACCCCACTGGAATTACCAGGCCTGGAGCTTTCGGAGTTGGTTTCGAAGGCGGCTTTTCCGGCTGTTTACGCGATTGAATGAAATTCTCTTTTAGGGCTTCGAGTTCGGCTCGATACTCTGCGGCTTTAGGATCACCCGCGCGTTCTAATACCTTTACAGGAACTTCCGCATCATTGACGAGCTTGTCCCAGAGCTGATCATTCTTAGCCAACGTTCTGACAGATTCCTCGCGGTCTATATTCGGCATCAGCTCATCGGTTTTCTTTAAGATCTCCTTCGTTGGCTGATTTCCTCCCGCTTGAACTATGGATACCGGAACTTTCATGGCATTTGCTTTTGCCCGGACATTTTCAACTTTGGGATCGGTAGCATTAAACAACGCCTTGACCCCTCCGAATATTCCCGTGTTGGCCCCGAGTTTACCCATGCTTGCCAAGTTCGTTACACTGTCACTCACCGACTGCATGGCCTTAAGTCCTTGTAATGCTCGTTCGGCCTTCCCGTAATCTTTCGCACTAATCTTAGGACCGCCCGACTTCCCACTTGCCTTCGTTTCAGCAGCGCTGAGCTTGTAGCCGCCTCGGAGGTTTTCCAAATCCTTTTGCTGACCAAATTTTCTATCATCGGCGAGCTGCTTAAAGCCCTCCTGCATGAGCATGACATCCATCGCAGCTTTTTGTTTTGCTCGAGCCAGAGCAAGCTGAGCCAGCGCGTCCGTATTCTTGACTTGATAATCGAGAGCCTTCAGACGTTGATTTCGAATCGCTTCATTTTGTAAGCGGCTTTGATTGAGAAGATCCTTTGTGGCATGGATCTTCCCTTTGCTGAGCATCCCGGTCCCGATACCGCCCAATGCTGCCCAAAGGTCAGAAGGAGAATAGAGAGCTGCATCATTGATTGACTGCGCTTGTGCAGCATTCGTATTTCTTGCTTCCATGATTGCTCTAATTTCTTCGTCAGGGTCATAGGAGGAAGGAACACGGACAGCGGGCAAGCCTTCCCGCGCGATGGGTTGTGGATCCGGAGGTGCGGGGGAAGGCGAGAGTACGGTGTGAGATATGGGCTGGAGGGAAGGAGGTCTATTGCCTCCCAAAACTGCAAGTTTTGCTCCGACCGACGTTGGCGGAGTCGGGGGCGTTTCCATTTGATCAAGAGCGGTCTGAACATCATTCAGACCCGCGCTCTGTGGATCGAGTCGATTGGGTTGGCTCGGAGTATCGAGCTTTGCAAGCATTGCGGAAAGTTCGTTCAGTTTAGGGTCATTCCCCATTCCTGACTGAGAAAGGATTTCTGAATTGCGAGCGAAGAGACTGGAAGGATCCGGAGATTGATTAGCCAGCGCAGATTGTGAAATCAGCTCTGAGGTCCGATCAAATAAAGTGGGATCCGCATCCGCTGTCAACGCCGCAATAGACGCCTTAGTCGGTGTGGTGTATTCCGCACCCTCGCTACCCTTCCTGTAATACTCTGCTAGGTTGTCCTTAGGCTGAGATTTTTTTGCTTTTTTAGCCATGTTACCGCCTCATCGCCGCGTAAGGCTTTTGAATTTGTTTCATTGAGTTCAGGAGTGAATTGATATTGCCCGCCGTAGGTGTGCTGGATCGAGCCGAGTTACCCACTCCTGAAACATTGGTGTTCAGTGAGCCACTGGTTTGTCCGGTAGGACTCACACTCTCCGCTGCAACTCGTTTTTTCAGTGCGGCCGCATCATTTAAATTTGAAAGCTTACTAGAAGCCCCGAACGCATTCGCAAATTGACCCGCACTCTCCAAGGCTCCGGTCAGCATTTGTTGATCAGCTTCCGCTATCTTGGCCTTCGCCTCGTACGCTGCTTGAATTGCTTGTGTCGCTGCTGCGCTATCTCCAGCCTCTATAGCTAAAAGGGCCTGCTGTCTTGCATTCTCAAAATTGGTTTGTGCATCCTGCCGAGCCTGCTGCATATCTGCAGCTTGTTGAGCTTTCTGATCCTTGAGTTGAGCTGAGTTTTGGGCGAGTCCTGAGAGCTGAGCTGAAAGTCTGTCATAAACGTCATTGGTGGATCCGATATTGGTAAACCCACCTGTGACATTTTGACCTCTGTTTTGATTTTGAACGCCTGAGAGAGCTTGCTGTCCACCTTGGACGGCCATCGCTCTTTGTCCTTGGAAGTAAGGATCTTCTGCGAGAGTGGTAGGCTTGCTTTGGTCCTCGAGAGCTTTAATTCTATTCTGGTATGCGGCAGAGATGACCGGGGCCTGCATCGTTCGAACTAAACCTTCTTGTCTTAGTTTGGTTTGCGCCCTTTGTGCCTCGAGGTCTGCCATATACTGCTTCAGCTCGTCATCGTCATTGCCTCCGAAAAGTCCCCCGATGCCACCTATGAGAGCGCCTACACCGGCTCCAACTGCGGTACCAATTCCAGGTATGACACTTCCTATAGCAGCGCCCGATCCTGCGCCGCTGAGCGCCCCTGTACCTGCCTTTCCCCATTTAGACGCCATAAGTCCCCCTCAGAAAATGAACAACGTACATGCCCCGGCTACCGTTCTTTTTAAATAGAGTTGATTTGCCGTTGAAGCTTTCGTGAAACTAATTCCAGCAGTCCCGTTGGGATAAGATGCCACCTCAATGACATATTGAGGAGCTCGTCCCAAGCTATGGCCCACTTCAGTTTCATTCAAACCGATATTCGCATTTATAAATATTCCATCTATATTATCTTCAAAAGAAATCTTTTTTCGCGTGAATTCCAATAATCTTTGGAACCAACTGCGATCCGGACTCTCTCCAAAACCCTCAAGTTTCATGGCGCGAAATTCCCCCTGTTCCGGATGTAGGCAAAAGGAAGATTGATCGCCTGGAGAAGAAAATCCTGATCGAGGTGAGCGTTGCTAAATTTAAATCGAATGGATCTTACTTTCCTGCGTTTCAATCCATAATTGACAGGCTTTGCGACTCTGCCGCCTGCCCATACAAAATTTCCCCAATCACCCTCTCCCCAAGGTTGATCAGCGCCTCCGCCAATTACTTTGTCATCACGAAAGAGGCTTACCCAGTCATAAGCGGTCTGCACGGTGAGATTAACGGTCGTTGCGACTGCGTTAAATACGAAGCCGGGCTTCGATAACTTCTTCACGATGAGAGGGTTGTCAAAGTGTATCCAGTTCGTGGTGTAGAAGGCAGAAATAGGTTGAGAACCCACGATTGAATGCGTGCCTACCCCAACGTCAGTTAGGTCAATAGCAATGCCGTTTAGAGCATCCTGGAGAGAATTGGCTAGTTGAATGAGCGTGTTAGAAATCCGAATCGCGTAATAAGTGCCATTAGCTATCAGCCCAGCCGGTAAAGTGCCATTTGAACGAAGAGTAATCGGATCACCTGTCGTATAAGAACTAGCCACGGTGATTCGGTTGGTGGCTATATTGATTGCTGCAGTCTCAATAAACTCCTGTCTCACATCTCGAAAGTCTGTTGAGATGCCTGCGATGCGTTGAGAGAGACAAAGGCCTGTCGTTGTCCCCATTAAGATCCGGTCTTCATCAAAGTACATCGTGCTTGCCGGAATGCCCGACCAACGGAACCATCCGAAAAGAACCGATTCGCCAGCGATCATGTCTCGCCTTGCATCGAGAACATATATCTTCTTAGCTGCGTCTATACCCACTGCGCAGCAATAGATTCCTAATCGTTGGTCATAGACTGCAACGCTCAGAGCCAAGGTGTTCGCGGCAATGGTTCGGATTTCGTTCTGGATCTCTTCGCCCACTTGAAGGGGATTGGATCCGTCTGTAGCCATAAAGCCTTGGCGAGAGAGAAATGTAAGAACGGTACTTCCTTCTTCCCCTACGGTCACTGCAGACTTAGGAGCGATACACCCTTTGCCGTTGGTTTCGAGTCTCCGGAAGGAGTACCCATTGCCGCCGGTATCATCGGGACCGATGCCTCCGAAAACAGCGACATTGGAAGGCTTGAGGACCACGAGACTTTCTCTGTACGAAACGCAGCATGAGATATCCTCGCCGTCGCCTTCTCCGAAAGTATAGACAAAGGCATTGCTCCGAGCGTTGTCATCGGGCCACGAATGAGGATTGCCTGATTTGGAATTGTAGACGGTGGAACCTTTCCACCCGACGAGTCGATTATAGTGCTTAACGATCCCCGCGAGGCCAACCACCGCAGTCTTATCCACTGCGAGACTCAGTTCTGTATAAAGTTGAGGAGAAGAATCTGAAATTGCGGAAGTGACAATACTGGCTTGGTTTGCTGCCGCATCCACCGCATCCCACACATGGGTTGCAATTAATTTACTTGCACCAGAAACAGTAGTGGCCTTGGAGTAGACCCGAATCGTGTCGCCGATAGCAAAAGAGGCAGGCCCATAATTCTCCGCCACTACTATAGTGGCAAGTGACCCCTTATTGATGAGGAGAGTTTCAACTGCTGGGGATTCTCCCAGTCCGTTATCGACGGTGTAAGAATAGTCAAACCCTGTCCCGCCAGAGGCAGTGGTGGGTGCAACAGTGGGACGGGAGGGGATGGCGCTGTCTTTAATTGCTGTACCATCGAAAAACCTGAGTGCATTGGTTCCATCAACGAAGAAGAGTTTATCATCCAGTACTGTCCACCAGATCAATGCATCAGTCGCAATCGCAGGCACTGGGGCTATGGTAGTAGTGGCCCCCGTTCGAGATGTCGCGTACTTAAATACGCCGCCCACGAACTTGAAATAGTATTTGTTTCCCAAAAGAGTCGCAGCGCCGATTTCATTGATGGGTTGATCGATTGCTTCATCCGACTCAAACATGATTTCAGTGCCAGGACGTTTACATACCCACCCTGCACCTCCCAGATAGACATTATCCAGATCGACGGACTTCCCGTTAATGACGTCGACCACGTTTGTCTTCAGATCGAGCCCGTAAAATCGATTGATGGAAAACTCTTTCCACCGGAACATTTAGTAACCCCATCCATCGTCGGTAATAACCATCTGCTCAGGCTCTTGCGTGTGAAAATCCACCGTTTCAATGAAGTTATTCAGTTCCACGTTAAAGAGGTCCATCGCTTCCTTATAGATTCCCTCGCCGGACTTCCTCAGGCATTGGATCGATGCAAACTCACTGATTAAGTCATGAAACTCTTCAGGCAAATCGGGAGTGTCGTCGTCTAAAACGAGCTTTACAAACTTAGGGACGAACCAGAGCCGCACCTGAAAGATCGCAGCAGGGACAGGACGGAGGTAGATCGCATCTTTTGTAGGAAAGTACCCAAATTCGGGCGCATACCCTTCGCGAGCGGGCCACCGATAGTCGTTGTGATCGTTTGCAATATTAACCCTGCTTAACTTCCTCCAGTCATTATCGTTCCTCGATCCATTGGAACGAGTCTCCACTTTCACGAGCTTCTTTAGGGTGGCAGGAAGCGCGTAGGCTTGCACACCATTGGTCGTAGTGAACAAACCTCCATTCGCCAGAGTCCCTACGGTCACGAAATCATCGTTGAAGTGCTGGACCATCTTCCCATGAACGAGTCTCGCACCTTGATTGATGAAGCGATCGAGCTCCACGTTATCAATGAAGTCGGCTTCTTGTTCGTCGGCTTTACTTCGAGCTGAGTCCCTAAGTTCGCTGAGATCCATGGTCCACCTCGTTTTTTAGGCAGCATCAAACCCGTCATCATCGCCGTCGTCATCAGCATCGTCGACGTCCTTCATGCCCATCTTGCCGCGCATCTTTTCAAGCAGCTTCTTTTCGTCAGGAGTGACCATCATGGAGATGAGTTCGCCCTCTTCAGTGTCAGGTACTTTGTCTTCTACGTGTTCTTCATGTTCTGGGAAATCCGAGTGCTTCTTCTTCTTCACTTCAAGAGAAGGCTTATCTTTCATCATGGCGTTCATTGCTTTCTTCCTAGCTAAGATCTTGTGCATCGACATATTATTCTATTCCTCTTATTTAAAGTTCGTAAGCGACCAATCTGGCATTCCTAAAATTGATAAAATTTCCGACTGAGGCATTCAGCGTCACGACCACCTTGTAAACATTCGTTCCTGCAGCGGGAGTGGGATCGACTACCCAAAAATTCAGTCTTTCGAATGTCGAAGGGTTGGCCCCTAGGTGCATGTTTGAAAAGGTCGTTGTTCCTCTTTGAAAGGCTAGTGTGAATTCTTGGGATGCTCCTGACACGATTGTGTAATAGCCAGAATGGGTTGAATCACCTCTGTCAATCAGGCCAACTACTACAGCTCTACCCGCAGTCACTCCGGTCACTGATACAGTGCAGTTAGAGATGTCTGTAGCGACTGCTCCACCAGGAATAGAAGCCTCATAGTCGCCACCTGCTAACGTCCCACAATCGGCAGAGTAGGCGACAGTGACAGGAGTTAATTTTGCCTTAGTCACTCCGCCATTCTTAATTCTCAAAGCATTCGCGTTGATCTCGAGAGTTGAGTTATCCACCACATTTGCATTGAGCTTCACCCCAGTGATAGCGCCTGTAGCAATGCCGCCCGTAGGAATCTGAACCCCTTTGCCCGCGCTGTGGTCGTGGGTATCAAGTAAGGTGAAAGAGTCTGAAATCGAAGTAGGATAGTCAGTATCCCCTGTGCTTGGAATCTTAAGCCCCATATTTCCAGTGACGGTGAAAGCATAAGCGAGTTTCACCATGAAAAGAACGATGAGCATGGCATTAAAAGTGATCCATGTACGTTTATACATTACCTGTCCTCCGGTGATTCGTTCTCAATCTTTTCAAAGTCTAAATGTTCGTAATTCGTGCACCCATAGCCATATGGGTTATCTTTACAAATGATGTAATGCTGGACTTTTTGAAAGATGCAGCTTCCTAGGAAGAAAGCTATGATAATTCCTATTAGAATGAAAGCATTTCGTTTGTTGATCACCTGATCTTTACGCATAGATGGGCTCCCGGTTATCGGTAATCACTCGATGAGCAAGCTGCAAGCCGCCTTCTTGATACGAGCTGTAGATGACTTTCCACGAAACTCTCAGTCTTAGCTCATTGTGATGATAGTCCTTAAACTCACTCCCAGGACGCAGGCCCACTTTCTGAATTGCATCAATGTAGATTGCCCATCTCGGATCGTCGGCGGGTATCCAGAGCGGAGTTTTGTTTTCTTTCCAAATCGTCCAATCACTTGCACATCCGTAATTGTGCGGACTCGCTCCTCCTGGAGCATTGGTCACGATTTCGCCTGGAACTTTTCGTCCCTGCTGAAAAAGCGCGTTCTGATCCTCAAAGGATCTAAAGCCGTCATAGGGCTGCCACTCGTCCGGCAAAAGGTCGCACAACATGTCGTAGTGCGGTAGGTAAAGTGCACTTAAGTTTGCTCTAATCTTTGATCTTCTATCGAGTCTTGGATCTGTCATTGTGAGCCCTCGATGGGTAAGCCTAGTTTAATCAAAGCGTTTCGCATCAAATCCAAATGGAATGGTTTAATAAGGTAATCTTCTGCGCCGTTCTTGAGTGCCTCGATGATCGATGCTTTATCCCCGAGACAAGTGACCATGATGACTGGGATGAGCGCTAATGATTCAATCTCTTTTCGCTTCTTTAAAAATCCAATCCCGCTTTCTTCAGGCATACAGATGTCGAGCAGAATCACGCGAATGGTGTGGATGTTCTCGAGAGCCACCTTGATTCCGCTTTCTACGCTGTGAGCGAGAAGACACACGACTCCGAGCTTCTTCATTTGATGAAAGAGCAAAGTTCGCATAGAAGGGTCGTCGTCGATGACTAAAGCCGTCATGCAAACTTGGTCCTTTCCTCCGGAGTCATCATTTTGGTTTTAATGTCAGTAAGCTGAGACGCTTGAGCTTTCAATTCGAGTTTGAGATCAAAATTCTCTGCTCTTAAAAGCTCCGTTTCTTTGTAGTACTTGTCCCGCCACTGGTTACTTTCATTTCTAATATCATCGATTTCGTGTTCCAATTTTTCACACCTCAATCTTAATTCGAGACGAATTTGCGATGCCTCATCAAGTTTCTTGCTGTCCTTAAATACAAAGTGAGCCACAACCTTTCCGCCGATCTGCAGCGCTGCTAGAGCCACTGCCCCGGCTCCGACGTACTGTGCTTGTGCTGAGTCAAGGTTGAGATCCATGTTATTGGTAATATTCCTGTACGATTATAACTCCGCTCCCACCTTGACCCCCTGCTAGACCTGCCGTACCTGCCGTGCCCGCGGTTCCTCCTGCGCCGATCGCATAGGAATAGGTTGAACTTGGAGATGAAATGAAGGCTTCAATGTAACCACCCGCTCCTCCT